ACTCTGCGCGCCGTCCTGATCAGACCATTTCCCGGGAGGTCCGCAGTGCCGGAGCCCGAGCTGTTCACCGCACCCGACGACCTCTCGCTGGTCCCTGAGGGCGAGCTGGCCGAACTGGAGGCGGGCGCGGTCGCCGAATTCGACCGCATCGCCAGTCTGTCCGAGCTGACGCCGGAGCACATCGCCTACTCTCAGCGGCTCACCGGCGACCTGGACCGCATCCGCGCCGAGCTGCGCGTGCGCGCCGTCCGGGCGCAGGAGCAGGCCACCACCGCGCAGGCCGAGCGCGCCCGCCAGATGTCGCTGCTGCGCCAGTCGGTGCACGGCGGTGAGACCGCCACGACCGGGGAGGGCGAGGGCGGCACGCCCGCTCCGGTCGTGGCCGGCGGGGTCAACCTGACCGCGCTCACCGAGGCCACGGCCAAGGGAGTCGTCGCCGCCCTGTACGGCGACCAGGCGCCGCAGGACGTGCAGCGCCGCGTCGCCTCGCTGTCGCAGGTGCGCGAGCGCGCCCCGCAGCCGAAGATCCCGTCCGCCACCAACGCGGTCACCGCGTCCGTGGACATCCCGGGCGTGGCCGCCGGGCAGACCCTGCCCACCATGGAGGCGCTGAGCGAGGCGTTCCGCGCCAAGGCCAAGGCCGTGCCGACCACGCACTATGGCAGCCAGGGCGCCCCGCGCCACCTGGTCGCCTCGGTGCGCAACCGGTTCGACCACACCGTGGACGACCGCACGTCGGCGTCCACCGTGGAGGAGCTGTGGCACTCGATGACGCAGGAGGGCGGCAAGGCCGACGCCCTGCTCGCCGGCGGCGGCTGGTGCGCGCCGTCGCAGACCACGTACGACTTCTTCAACATCGCCGACGCCCCGGTGGGTCTCATCGACCTGCCTACCGTCGGCGTCTCGCGGGGCGGCATCCGCTACCCGGTCAGCCCGTCGATCGGCGAGGTGTTCTTCACCGATGCCGGCTCCAACCCGGCCACCGGGTTCGGCGGGTTCGCGGCGGCGTTCTCCAACGCCTCCGACCCGTGGCTGTGGACCGAGGCCGACGACATCGCCACCGTCACCGGCTCGGTCAACAAGCCGACCCTGCGGGTGCCGTGCCCGACCTTCGCCGAGGAGCGGCTGGAGGCGTACGGCATCTCGCTCACGGCGGGCAACCTGACCGACGACGCCTACCCGGAGTCCACGCAGAATTTCATCCAGCTTCTGCGGGCCGCGTACGCGCACGTCATCAACGCCCGGCTGATCAGCCTCATGGTGGCCCGGTCCACCAGCGCGATCACCTTCGGCGGCAACGTCCCGGCCACGCAGACGCTGCTGGACGGCGCCGAGCTGGCCGCCATCGACTACCGCGCCAAGTACGGCATGCGCGAGGACGCGGTGCTGGAGATCATCTTCCCGCGCTGGGTGCTCGCCGTCATCCGGGCCGACCTGGCCTGGAGGACGTCGGTGGAGCGCGAGAGCGTCAGCGATGCGCAGATCACCGCGTGGTTCACCGACCGGGGCCTGCGTCCGCAGTTCGTCTCCGACTGGCAGGTGCGCGGCGCCAACCAGTTCGGCCGCCAGTCCGCGAACCTCACCGCGTGGCCGACGTCGGCCGACTTCCTGCTCTACGCGGCCGGCACCTTCCTGCACGGCAACGGCCTCCAGCTCGACCTGGGCGTCACCCGCGACAGCCAGCTCAACGCCGAGAACGACCACAGCGCGCTGTGGGCGGAGGAGGCGCACCTGGTCGCCAAGGTCGGCCACGAGTCCCGGCTGTACCGGGCGTCCTTCCAGGTCAACGGTGCGGGCACGGCGGGCATCGCTCACGCCGCGCAGATTTGACGGACGACCCGGGACGAGTGAGGGGAGCGTGACGGCATGACGGGACTTCGCGTCCTGACCGACGGCCCTGTGTTCGAAGCGCTCCCTGACCCGCTGTGGGAGGCCGCGCAGCACCCGCAGCCGCCCGGCCCGCACTGGCAGCAGGGCATCACCTGGACGGAGTGGTGCGGCGGCGGGGAGACCACCTACGACGAGTGCCTGGCGTTCACCGGTTCGGGCGCCCCGCCCGCGCCGGGCGCGCTGGCCGAGACCGGCGACGCGTGCACGGTGCGGGGCGCGACCGCGTTCACTGTGTACGCCGGGTACACGGCGTCCCTGATCGGGTCCGACGGCGAAGATCAGGCCGAGGTGGCGCTGGCGCGGTCGGAGGCGTACCAGACGTCCCGGGCGTTCTGGACCGGCACGGCCGGCGGGCAGCAGGTCGTGTGGCCGCACCTGGCCGCCGGCGCCGCCCTGGACGATCCGCACGGGGCGACCTTGCAGACCGAACCGGAAACGGTGCTCGCCTCCCCGGCCGACCCGGCCGTGGCCTTCGGCGCGGCGGACGCGGCGTCATCCACGTCCCGCCCGCCCTGCTGCCGGTGCTGATGGACCGCACGCTGGCCACCCCTGGCGATGACGGCGTGCTCCGGTCCCCGGCCGGGCACCGTGTCGTCGCCGCGCCCGGGTACACCGGGTCCGGGCCGGACGGCGCCGCGCCGGCGGCCGGAACGTTCTGGATCTACGCGACCGGGGCCATGTTCTCCTACCGGTCGGACGTGTTCGTTCGGGACATGCCCGGCACGTTCGACCGCGCCACCAACACGGTCCGCAAGCTGGCGTCGCGCACCTACCTGTTCGCGTGGGAGTGCACCCACCTGGCAGCCCAAATCAACGTACCCGCGTGAGGGGTGAAGATCAGTGGTAGCGACAGTCATGTCTACGGCGACCCCGATCAAGGGGACGGTCTTCCGCATTGTGCGGCTGGACGCCTGCGGCAACCCGGTGACCGGCACCGGGTCCCTCTCCATCGTGTCCAAGGGCTTCGTCTCGGTGCAGATGGAGCCCCAGTACGAGGACGGCGAGGAGTTCTTCGAGCGCACCGCCGACGGCACCCCGTGCGTCAACCAGATGGACGACCCCATCCTCAAGAGGATGCAGCTCACCATCGAATTCTGCGAAATCAACACGACCGGCGTGGCCTACTTGGCGTCCGCCCGTGAGCTGACCGTCAACGGCGCCGGGGTGACCGGCACCGGCTTCGCCTTCGCCGAGGGTTCGCCCACCAACCGCTACTCGCTGGAGGTCTGGCAGCGGGTGGCCGGCTCGGGCGCGTGCGACCCGTCCGGCGCGCAGCGCTACATCTACAACGCGTGGCCCAACGTCGGCGCCTCGCAGGTCGGCTCGTACAACATCGAGAACGGCCGCTCCACCCTGTCCATCGTCTCGAACACGGCGGCGCCGTCGGTCGCCGGCTGGGGCAGCGGTCCGGGCGGTACGTCGTGGCTGCCGGCCGGGGAGACGGTGCAGGACGGCGAGCACTGGCTGTGGAACATCACCACGACGGCCCCGCCGGTGCCGCAGGCCGGCGCACTGACGTGACGGTGCTGCTCGGCGGCGAGCGGCGGTGGTCCTGCCCCAACTGCTCGCACCGGGACCTGACCTTCGCAGGCGAGGTCAACCGGTTCCACCGGTGCCCCGGCCTGCGGGGTCTGCTCGCGCCCCTCGTGCTCGACGGCACCGACTGCACGGTGCGGGCCGTCGAGCGCGGGGACTACGTCGCAGGCGAGCGGGTCCGCACGGACGCCGCCGGCCGCCCGGTGATGGCGGTGGAGGTGGAACGCGACGACGGGACGGACGTCGTCGTGTTCGCCCCGACCGCGAGCGTTCGAAGGAGCTGACCTGATGGCGTGGACGTCGTCCCGGGTGTTCCGGGAATGGGTGGCCGGCCCGATGATGCAAGCGGCCGGCACGGGCTACACCGGGCTCGACTCGGACACGGTCAAGGCGGCCCTGTTCAACAACACCGTGTCGCCCGACGCCGACGCGGCCGTGACCGCCACCGGCTACGGCACAGGCACCTGGACGACCGCGCGGGAAGTCTCCAGCGGCACCGGGTGGCCGGTGGGAGGCCGGGCACTGACCGGCAAGACGGTATCCGGACCGGAGCCGGGCGTGATGGCGTTCGGGGCCGCCAACCTGGCCGCCACCGGCACCGTCACCCTGTCCAGCGTCTACGGCGCGCTGGTCTACGACGACTCGGTCACCGGCGGCACCGTCGCCGACCAGGGCGTGGCCTACCTCTACTTCGGCGGTGCCGTGTCGGTGACGTCCGGCACGTTCACCGTCGTCTGGAACGGCGACGGCATCATGCGGTTCACGGTCTGACGCGGGAGGCACGATGGCGGACTTCGGGCCGTGCGAGGACTGGCCGGTGCAGTGGGTGTGCGACACGGCGACGTACTCACCGGAGGTCACCGGCTATGCGGTGAGCGCCGCCACCCGCATCCTGTGGTCGCTGTCCGGCCGCCGTTTCGGTCTGTGCACTTCCACACTTCGCCCGGTCACGTCCGGCGAGACGTGGGACCCGGGCCGGTTCTGGTCCTGGGACGGCACCTGGCGGGCGACGACACCCCCGTACGGGTTCTGGGTGCTGCCGTGCACGGCGGCCCCGGAGATCCGCCTTCCCGCGCCCGTGGACCGGATCACCGAGGTCCGGGTGGACGGTGCCGTACTCGATCCGGGTGCCTACCGGCTGGACAACCACCGCATCCTCGTCCGCACCGACGGCGGCGCCTGGCCGCGCGTTCAGAACCTCCTCCGGCCCGACAGCGAGCCGGGCACGTGGTCGGTGACGGCCGCCTACGGCGAGGACGTGCCCGACTCCGGCCGGCTGGCCATGGGCGAGCTGTCCTGCGAGATCGTCAAGGCGTCCACCGGCGTGGACTGCCGGCTGCCCCCGGGCGTGACCCAGCTTGTCCGCCAGGGCGTCACTATCCAGTACCCGGACGTCGGGCAGCTCTTGAAGGAGGGCCGCACCGGCCTGTACCTGGTGGACCTGTTTCTGGCGTCCGAGAATCCGCACGGTCTGGCCCGGCGTGCCCGGGTCTACAACGTGGACGTGCCGTTGCCGAGGAGGACCGACGGATGATCTCCGGACCCGCGAGGTGGTGGACGGTCGGCAAGTACATCGAGCAGGCCGCGTACGACGCGCTCAGCAGCAAGCCGGGCCGGCGCGGCCTGGTGCCCGGCGAGGTGGCCTGGGACTCCTGCGACGGCGGCGGCACGCTGGCCGTCTCGGTGCGCCGCGTCTACGTCTCCGACGTCTTCCCCGACGAGGCCGACAACGTCACCGGCCGCTGCACGTCGCCGTACGAGGTGTGCGAGGCGGTCGTGTCCGTCATCCGGTGCGCGCCGCAGCCGGACGGGACGTCGATGGCCCCGGCCTCCGACGACCTGGAGGCGGCGGCCGGGCTGATGCTCCAGGACATCGCCGAGGTGATGGGCGCCCTCATGGTGCTGACGTGCCACCTGCACGACGCCGGCGAGATATCCGACTACCTGGTGTCGCCGGCGGAGGCGCAGGGGCCGGAGGGCGGCTGCGTCGGCTTCAACCTGACCGTCCGCGTCGCCCTGGTGCGCTGAGCCGTGCCCGCCGCGCGCATCGAGATCCGCCGGGCCGGGGTCAACGGTCTGCTGCTGGATCCGGACTCCCCGGTGATGCGGGACCTGATCAAGCGGGCCCGCCGGGTGCAGCGCAACGCCCGGCGCATGGCCCCCGGCAGCATGGGCCGCAAGGTGAACGCGGTCATCGTCGGCCGGCACGTCCGTGTCGAGTCCACGCACCCCGCCACCCTGTACGTGATCAAGGGGACCCGGCCGCACCGGATCCTGCCCCGCAACCGCACCGTGCTGAAGTTCAACGTCAAAGGCCGCACCGTGTTCGCCCGCGCGGTCAACCACCCCGGCACGAAGAAGAACGACTTCCTGACCAAAGCCCTGCGGATGGGCTGAGCCCCGGCCCCTGACCCTGACCGGAACGATCATGGTGGGGTCTGGGCGCATCATGCCCCCATGACGGAGATCAGGGACTTCACGAAGAAGCGGAAGCCGATCATCTTCCGGGAGGGCGACGACGTCTTCCATGCCGCCCCGGGCCTCCCGGCGCAGGTGATGCTGGAGTTCGCCACCCGCTTCCAGGGCATGTCGATCGAGGCGACGGTGGATCAGCAACTGGAGGCGTTCACCTCCGTGCTGGAGATCGCACTTCTGCCCGAGTCGTACAAGCGGTTCGCCGAGCGCATGGCCGACCGCGAGAACCCCATCGAGATCGACCAGATCGAAGAGATCATCACCTGGCTGATGGAGCAGTACGGGCTCCGCCCTACCGCACTGCCCTCCGTCTCCTCGGATGGGCAACCCGCCCCGGAACCTGGCACTACCTCGACGGCCAGTACGCCGGACGTGGTGTCGATCTCGGCAGCCTCCCCGCAGACCGCTTCCTGAACCTCGTCTACTTCGAGATGTGCCAGCGGACGCAGGACGGCGAGCGCGAGCCGGAAGGCTCCGCGCAGGCACGTCTCGACAACGACCTGGACGTGTCGCGCTGGCTGCTGCCCGGACAGGCGGCGCCGAAGCCGGTCGAGACGGATCCAGGGGCCCCGTGGTGGTGGCACGGGGACGAAGACGCCTCGCAGGCGTTCCTCGCAGCGCAAGGGGTGAGTCTGTAGATGGCGCGCGGCATTCTCATCGGCACGGGCTTCGTCCGGATCGACGCCGACACCTCGCCGGCGTCCAAGGCTCTTCAGGGCCTCGGAGCCATCGGCGGGAACCTGCTCACCACGGCGATGATCCCCGCGACGCAAGCCATCACTTCGGCGGCGGCGGCCGGGGCCGCGTCAGTCACGGCGTCGTTCGCCGCCGCCGGTGCTGCTGTGGGCGCGTTCGGCGCGGCCGTCGTGCCCCAGTTCAAGATGATCGCCGAGGCGAACGAGAAACAACAGGCGGCACAGGAGGCGCAGACCAAGGCCGACGTCTCGCAGAAGATCGCCAAGGACGCCGCCCGGGAAGCCGGCGTCGAATACGGCCAGGCCATCAAGATCACGGCCGACATGTCGGAGTCCGCGCGGGAGAAGGCCGAGGACTACAACAAGGCGTTGCAGGCGTCGGAGACGGCGACCAAGGCAGCCGACAAGTCCCAGGCGCTCTACAACGAGAAGCTGAAGGCGATGACCCCCGCCACGCGGGAGACGTCGCAGGCGTACCAGAAGCTGAAGGGCGCTGTGGACGACTGGTCGGCGTCCCTGTCCGCCACCACCATGCCGATCTTCACCCGGGCGCTGAACGGCATGCGCGAAGCCCTCCCCAAGCTGACGCCCTTCGTACGGACCGCGTCCACGGAGATCCAGCGGTTCGTCACGTCGCTGGGGGAGGGCCAGGCCGGTGCGACCTTCCGCGCCTTCGGGGCCAACCTCCAGACCAACGCCGGTGGCGCCCTGCGGTCCTTCCTCGACGTCGCCCGCAACCTCGCCGTCGGCATCACCGGCATCCTCAACGCCTTCATGCCGATGTCCGCCCAGATGTCCGGCGGGCTGGTAGACCTGACCGCGCGGTTCGCCGATTTCGGCGCCGGGCTCTCCGGCAGCCAGGGCCTCACCGACTTCATGGCCGGTATCGAGCAGCACGGGCCGGCCGTGGTGCAGCTCTTGTCCAGCATCGCCTCGGTGGTCGGGGACGTGGTCGCGGCGGCCGGGCCCCTGGGAGGGATCAGCCTTCAGATCCTCAGCGCGTTCGCCGCGATCGTCGATGCCATCCCCACGCCCGTCCTTCAGGCCCTCGTCCCGGCGATCATCGCGGTCAACATAGGGCTGAAGGCGTGGGCCGTCTACCAGGGCGTGGCCGCCGGGGCGACGTGGGCTTTCACCACGGCGGTCACGACGCAGTCCGGCGCCGTGTACGCCAGCCGGGCCGCGCTGGTGGCCGCGCGGGTACAGCTCATAGCCACGGCCGTCGCGCAGCGGGCCTCGGCGGCGGCGACCGGGGTGGCGACGGCGGCCCAGTGGCTGTGGAACGCCGCGATGAGTGCCAACCCGATCGGGCTGGTCATCGCGGGCATCGCCCTGCTGGTGGGGGCGTTCGTCCTCGCCTACAAGAAGTCGGAGACGTTCCGCAACATCGTCCAGGGCGCCCTCGATGCGATACGGGTCGCGGCGCAGGCCGTCGTGTCCGGGGTGATGACCGCGTGGAACTGGCTGTCCGGGGGACTGACCGCCACCTGGGACGCGATCTTCAACAACGTGATCGCGCCGATCCGCGACTTCTTCACCGTCACTATCCCCGGCTGGGCCACCTTCCTGGCCACCCGGATGATCGCCGGCTGGACGATGGTGTGGAACGGGATCAAGGTCGTCTGGGACCTGCTCTTCAACTCGGTGATCGCGCCGATCCGCGACTTCTTCACCGTCACCATCCCGACGTGGACGGCCTCGCTGGCCACCCGGATGATCGCCGGCTGGACGATGGTGTGGAACGGGATCAAGTCCGTCTGGGACATGATCTTCAACAACGTGATCGCCCCGATCCGCGACTTCTTCACCGTCACCATCCCCGGCTGGGCCGGCCGTCTGGTCGAGTTCGTGGTCACGCACTGGAACGTCCTGCGTGCCCGTCTGCTGGGTGTGTGGCGCATGCTGATGATCAACGTGATCATCCCGATCCGGACCTTCTTCACCGTCACCATCCCCGGCTGGGCGGCCACGGTGAAGGACAAGGTGGTCGGCGCCTTCGAGAAGCTGAAGAACGGGATCAAGACCGTCTGGGACTGGATCCGGACCCGGATCTTCAACCCGGTCCGCGACTTCTTCACCAAGACCATCCCCGGCTGGGCCGGGACCATGAAGGACAAGGTGGTCGGCTTCTTCGAGAAGCTGCGCGACGGCGTCGGCACCATGATGGACAAGGTCCGGTCGAAGGCGAAGACGCCGATCAACTGGGTGCTGGAGAACGTCTGGAACAAGGGCATCGTCAGCGTCTGGGGGAAGATCGCCGGCTGGATCGGCATTGGCAACGCGCTGAAGAAGGTCAAGCTGCTGGCAGCCGGCGGCACCGTCGGCAATGAACCCTTCGGGGTCTTCAACCGGCCCACCGCGATCGTCGGGGAGGGCCGGACGTCCCGCCCTGAGTACGTCATCCCGACCGACCCGAAATACGGGGTCCGCGCCCGCTCCCTGTGGGCGGCGGCCGGGCAGCAGCTCGGCATGCCGCAGATGATGGAGTCCGGCGGGATCATCGGCACCATCGGCGGCTGGCTGGGCGGCGCTGCCGACACGGTCGGGAACTTCGGCAAGGCAGCCGTCAACTTCCTGTCCGACCCGCTCGGGTCGGCGAAGAAGATGTTCGACGGGGTGCTGGGCAGGCTGAAGGAGGCCGGTACCAGCACCTGGGCCAAGGCCATCGCCGAGCTGCCCCGCAAGGCCGTGGACGGCCTTCTCAAAGCCGTGAAGAAGATCGGTTCGTCCGCGCTGTCCGCGATCGGCCTCGGCCCGTCCGGCGGGTCCGGTGTGCAGCGCTGGCGCCCCGTCGTCCAGCAGGTGCTGAAGATGGTCGGGCAGCCGCAGGCGTACACCGACATCACGTTGCGCCGGATGAACCAGGAGTCCGGCGGCAACCCGACCGTAGTCAACAAGTGGGACTCCAACTGGCACGCCGGGTACCCGTCGGTCGGCCTCATGCAGGTGATCAGGCCGACGTTCCAGTCCCACGCGGGCCGGATGCGCAACGTGGGCCCGTTCCTCTACGGCGTGTCCACCAATCCGGCGGCCAACATCTACGCCTCCATGCGCTACGCCCTGTCGCGCTACGGCTCCCTGCCCCGGGCCTACAACCGGGCCGGCGGCTACGCCCTGGGCACCGCCGGGTCCTCGCCCGGCTGGCACTGGGTGGGCGAGCACGGCGCCGAGCTGATGAAGCTTCCCGCCGGCGTGCAGGTGCGCAGCCACGCGCAGTCAGTGCGTCAGGAGCGGGCCGCGTCCGGCCCGGTCACCCTCGTCATCCAGAACCACGGGATCATCGCCTCCCGGCGGGAGGCCGAGGACTGGCTGGTGTCCTCGCTGGAGGAGCTGGCGCGGAAGAACCGGCTGCCCCGCTCCCTGAAGGGTGGCCGCTGATGCCCGTCGCGTTCCGGTCGGCCGGTGCCCGGCTGCGGAAGGAAGTCCTGACCGGCTCCGAACAGGTCGCCCTGCCCGCCGGCCACGCCGCCGGCGACCTGCTGATGCTGGTCGTCATCACCGACGACAACACCGGCGTGACCGCCACCCCGGCCGGGTGGACGACGCTGCTGCGCGCCTTCGGCGGGACCAGCCGGGAATCGCCGTACTACGGCGGCCCGCACGTCTTCGTCTTCTCGCGCATCTCCCCGGGCACGGGCAGCACGGTGCCGGTGTCCTTCTCGACAGCGGCCTGGCCGTCCGGCTCCCCGTACGTGCTGGCGTGGACGGTGGCGTACACCGGCGTTGACCCGGCCGCGCCGATCGGCCAGTTCGGCCTCTCCGGGATTCCCGGCCTGCGCCCGCCCGAGCACGCGCACCCGGTCGTCTCGACGACGCGTACCGGCTCCTGGCTGGTGTCCCTGCGGGCCATCGGCGCCCCGACGCAGGCGACATTCACCGACTCGGTGGCCGGCGACGCCGAACGCGTGGACGAGTGGGGCGGGATGAACCAGGCCCCGTCGGCGGCCTGGTTCGACTCGGCGGGCGCTGTGCTGCCGGTGGGCGCGCAGACGCAGCGGACCACCACGGCCAGCCGCACGGCGGCGTACGGGTCGGTGGCAATCTCGTTCGTGATCCAGCCGCCCGACCAGGTGCCGTCGGCGACCGCGCAGGCCCAGACCGCCGCCGTGTCCGCCCTCGCCCTCGGGGCCGCCCCGCAGACCAGCGAGCACGGCTGGGACATCTGCGGCGCCGACGGCCTGCCCGACTACCGGTTCACCATCGGGTGGGGCGACGGCGCGGGCGACGACGTCACCGGCAGCATCATTTCCGAGATCGCCACCCGGTACGGCCGCGACCAGGCCCGCCAGTTCGCGCCGGCCACCGTCGGTACGGCCGCGTTCACGCTGGACAACTCGACCCGCCGCTACAGCCCGGAGAACGACGCGTCGCCGCTGTACGGCACGCTGGACCCGGCCCGGACCATGACCGCCGACGTCACCTTCAACGGGGCCGTCCACGCGCTGTTCACCGGACGCATCGACGACTTCGACGTGAAAACGGAGTTCGGGGAGAGGTCGGCGTCCTTCAGCTTCCTGGACGGGCTGGCCAGCCTGCAAGGCGTCCGCCTGTCCACGCCGGTGCTGGCGGCCCGGCGCACCGGGGAGCTGCTGCACACCATCCTGGACGGGGCCGGGTGGACCGGACCCCGCCGCATCGACCCGGGCGCCACGGTGGTGCGGTACTGGTGGGAGGAGGGCACCGACGCGCTGACCGCCGTCAACAACCTGGTGCGCAGCGAGGGCCCGCCGGCGGTCGCGTACGTCGCGCCCGACGGGGCGTTCGTCTTCCACGACCGGCACCACCGGATGCTGTCGCAGGAGTCGCTGACGGCACAGGCCGTCTTCCACGCGGGCCGTCTCGGGGACTGCACGCCGGACGGGGTGCCGGAGGGCGCGCTGAGCCTGGCCCGGCCGTTCACCTACGCGCACGGCTGGCGAGACATCGTCAACACGGTGAACTTCGACGTCGGGGTCCGGTGGCCCAGCGCCACGCTGGAGCAGGTGTGGAGCGACGAGACGTCGTACCTGCTGGAGGCGGGGCAGTCGGTGCAGATCCTGGCGACGTCGTCCGACCCGTTCGTGGAGGCCCAGCCCCCGGTGCCCGGCACGGATTTCACCGTGACGTCCCCGGCGCCGGGAGCGACGGTCACCGTGCTGCTCGACCGCGACTCGGGGGCCTCGGCGCGGCTCACCCTGACCGCCGTCGGCGGGCCGGTCACCGTCACCGGGCTCCAGCTCCGCGCCCGGTCCCTGGCGGTGCGCCGCACGGTGCGGGTGGCCATGACGGATCCGGGCTCGATCGGCCAGTTCGGCGAGAAGGCTTACCCGGAGGAGGTGCCGTGGGCGAGCGTGGAGGACGCCCAGGCCATCGCGGGCCGGGTGCTTCTGCACTACGCGCAGCGCCGGCCGACCGTGCAGATCCGGGTGGTCTCCTCCGATCCGGCGCACTTCGTGCAGGTGCTGCGCCGCACCGTCGGCGACCGCGTCCGCATCGTCAACGCAGAGATGGGGCTGGACGCGGACTTCTTCGTGGAGTCCGTGGACCACACCGTCCAGCGGTTGTCGCGGCCGGGCCGTCCGCCGGTGCACTCGGTGGTGCTCGGCTGCGAGAAGGATCTGGTGGGCAACTCGAACCCGTTCACTTTCGACAAGCGCGGCGCCGGCTTCGACCAGGGCGTGTTCGGCCTGGTGGAGCAGGAGGACCCGGCGACGGTGTTCGTCTTCGACCACCCGGAACAGGGCCGCTTCGACACGGGGCGGTTCGGGACATGAGAGGGGACGCGATGGAGCAGTTGATGGCCCCGGCGCGGGCGTACGTCTACGGCGGGGACTGGGTGGCGGACTGCCCGCAGCACATGTGCGGCAACGTCGAATTCCTGTACCGGCCGTCCCGCATGGGCGGGCCCCGGGACGTGCCGGTCGGGTTCTTCCAGTGCTCGCACTGCGGGGCGCAGGCGGAGGTGTCCTGGCCGGACAACCGCCACGACCTGCTGGCCGAGCTGCTGCGCCGGCCGGTGCCGAGCACGCGGAACTGGTACCCCACCGACCACCCGGTGGCGGTCAAATTCGGACTGCCGCACGGCCAGTCGGTGGGGGAGCTGCGGGAGGAGGCGGAGGCCCATGGCGTGACGTGATCCGGGCCCGCGCGGCCTCGAAGACCCGCGAAAGTCGTTAACCACACTAAGGGTTAACCCCGAAAACGTGCAGGTCGGTGCCCCCGTACCGCCTCTGTACCGTCTGTACCGTCATTGACCTATGACGAAAAAATCCCTTACGTATAGGGGTTATACGGAGCACACGGTACAGGCGGTACAGCGGCGGTACGCGGCCTCGGACGCTCCGACCGGACCCCGCTGGAGGTGGCCGAAAACCAATGGCTTGGACCGCACCTATGACCGCCGTGGCGGGATCGACCTTCACCGCCGCCGCCTTCAACACGCACGTCCGCGACAACTTGCAGGAGACCGCCCCGGCCAAGGCGACCGCGCCCAGCCAGTTGTTCGTCTCCACCGGGCCCAACGCCATCGCTGTGCGGGTGCCCGCGACCGACTTCGTGGCCGCCACCGAGTCCACGACGGCCACCAGCTACACCGACCTGGCCACGCCCGGCCCGTCCGTCGGCGCCGTCACCGGAACCATCGCCATCGTCTTCTTCGCGGCGTCGGCCTCCGTGGCAACCAACAACACGGCCGCCGCCTACTCGGTGGCGGTCAGCGGCGCCACCAACCTGCCGGCGTCCGACACCTGGGCCGTCCAGGAGGACGGCATCAGCGCCGGCAACTGGACCCGGCACGGGTCCACCCACGTGTTCACCGGGCTGACCCCCGGCATCAACACGTTCACCATGCGCTACCAGGCGGGCGCTTCGAACACCTCGTTCAAGAACCGCGAGATCTCCGTCATACCCCTCTGAGAAAGGACCGGCCTCATGCCTCTGTCCACCAAGGACTTCGCCCAGAAGCTCTACAACGCCAGCGAAGTGATCAGCCTGAAGTTCGGCAGCGACCTGCGTCAGTCGGACCTGCCGCTGCGCGCGGCCGTCGCCACCGTGTGCGTGCTCATCGGCGGCACCCTGCGCGGTCTGGTCATGAAGGGCGTGGCCACCGACACCGAGCTGGTCAACCACTTCACGGCCATCGTCAACGACAGCTATCCCAAGCTGCCGCTGACCGCCCCGGTCATCGACGAGGAGAACCAGAACCCCACCACTCCGGATGTCGGCGGCGGCTCCGGGTCCGGCACCGCGCCGACGTCGGCGCCCAAGGTCTGACCGATGGCCTGGACCGTCCCCATGACCGCCGTGGCGGGCAGCGTTCTGACGGCCGCGCAGATGAACACCTACGTGCGCGACAACCTGTCGGAGACGATGCCCGCCAAGGCGGGTCTGCCCTCGTCCTACTTCGTCACCGCCGGCTGGGGCGAGATCGTGGCGCGGCGGGCCAACGCCTGGACCGACGACACCACCCTGGCCATCTCGGCGACGTCGTTCGACGACCCGGCCGAGGGGCGGCCGGGCCCGGAGCTGACCATCGAGACGGGGGTCACGGCGCTGGTCGGGTTCCGGGCGGTCGTCAAGGTGCCGTCGGCGACCGCCCGGATCGAGGTCGGCTACGAGGTGCTGGGTGCCACCCAGCGGGAGGCGTCCCGGTCCCGGTCCATCGGCTACTCGGCGTCCGGCAACGCGGCCGGCATGTGGCTCCGGACCGGGACCGTGGACCTGTGCACCGGGCTGACGCCGGGCATGAACACGTTCAAATTGCTGTACAACGTGTCGAGCGGGACAGGCTCGGTGGAGTACCGCCGGCTCTGGGTCCTGCCGCTGTAGAAGGGAGCAGACCCATGGCGTGGACCGCGCCGTTCACCGCTGTATCGGGCAGCGTGTTCCAGGCCGCCCAGTTCAACGCGTCCATCCGGGACAACCTGCTGGAGACCGCCCCGGCCAAGGCCACCACGCCCGGATCCATCTTCGCGGTGACGGACACCAACCGGATCGCCGAGCGCACCCCGGGCGCGGCCACCGACAACACCGAGGCCACCATCACCTCGACCACGTTCGCCGACCCGGCCGCCGGCAACCCCGGTCCGTGGGTGACCATCAACACGGGCGTCATGGCGCTGGTCGGGTTCCGCGCCACGCTCAACATCCCTTCCGCGACCGCTCGCGTCGAGTGCAGTTACGAGGTGTCCGGGGCCACCACACGGGCCGCGATCAACACGCGCTCCATCGGCTACTCGGCGTCCGGCAACGCGGCCAACTCCGGGATGTTCCTGCGCGGCTCCACCGTGGACCTGTGCACCGGGCTGACGCCCGGCATGAACACGTTCAGGCTGATGTACAACGTTTCCTCCGGGACCGGTGTGGCCGACAGCCGCCGCATCTGGGTCCTGCCGCTGTGAGCACGCCGTGAACGAACTGACCGGACTCATCACCCCCACCCTCGGCGCGGGCGGCATCCTCGTCCTGGTCGTGCTCATGGTGCTGCGCGGCCTGCTCGTCCCGCGCTCCACGCTGGACATGGTGCGCGAGGAGAAGGACAAGCAGATCGCCACCTGGCAGCTCATCGCCGAGAAAGCCCAGGAACTGAACGCGGTGCAGGCCGCGCAGATCGACGCCCTGATGTCCACGACGCAGACCACCCGCAGCGTCCTGGAGGCCGTCGGCGAGGCGGCCCGTCTCAACCGCGCGGAGGGAGGCGGTGCCCGTGAAGAGGTTCCTGCTGTGGAGGGTTAAGCGGGCCCCGCGACGTCTCGACCCGGCCGCCCGGGAGGCGCTGGAGAGCGTCGAACGCGGCATGGAAGAGGCCCGTGCGCGCGAGTCGGAGATATCGGAGATCGCACGTACCCTGCACGCGGCGCGGGAGCGAAACCACCTCGCACCGATGGTGCGCGACGCGCTGGGAGGACGGTTCCGATGACGGGCGGTATGACGGTGAACCTGGTGGGGTCGGTCCTGGCCTTCGTGGGGTGTACCGCGTTCGTCGCCGTCTACAGCCTCTTCGCCCCGTGGTGGCGTTCCCATGTCGGGCGTCTGCTGGTGGGCAAGGCGGTTGCCCTTGCCGTGTTCATGGCCATCGCCGTCTGCACCTACACCGGCGCCGCCGACGCCGAAGCGCTGCGTGTGGTGCGGGGCGTCGCGGCCGGAGCCTTCGGCGTCCTGATGATCTGCCAGGCCGGGCTTGTCGTCCGGGAGACACGGAGAGGGAAAACCCATGGCCATCCCGCTGACACCCGACCGGTGGCTGACGATCTTGCGCGCCGAAGGCGTCAAGGTCGCTGAGCATTCCGGCTGGAGGACCCGCAAGCGCGACGGCGCCACCGGCCTGCCGTTCGGCCCCGTGCACATGATCCTCAACCACCACACGGCGAGCACCAGCTCGCTGAAGGTGGTTGCCGAGACCGGGGTACCCGGCCTGCCCGCCCCGCTCGCGCACGCCCACCTCGCCAAGTCCGGCCTGGTCACCATGTGCAGCGCCGGCCGCGCCAACCACGCCGGGCTGATGGCGGTGAACGCCTACAACTCGTTCCTCCACGAGTCGTCCACGCACCCGGCACCGTCCCGGGCGTCCGGCACCGTGGACGGGAACGACCGCGCCTACGGGATCGAGACGGAGAACGAGGGCGACGGCAAGGACGTCTACACCCGGGCGCAGTACGACGCCTGGGTCCGGTTCAACGCCGCCGTCTGCCGCCACCACGGCTGGTCGGCCGATTCCTGCGGCGGGCACCTGGAGACGTCCGTCGAAGGCAAGATCGACCCGAAGGGCCCGGTGGAGGGCTACGGCTCGCGCGGGCGGTTCACGTTCAGCATGAAGCAGTTCCGCGCCGACGTCGCCGAGCGGCTGCGGCACCCCGCGTCGTGGAACCCGGGCGCCGCCGAGGCGCAGCCCAAGCCGCCCGCCCCCGCGCCCAAGCCGGCGGCACCGGACCGGACGCCGGCCGAAGACGTCTGGTACGCCGACGTGATCGAGGCCGTGCCGCCGCCGCTCGGGAACAGCGACTACGAGACCAACCCGACCTGGACCGCGCGGTACGCGCTGTTCACCGCCGTGCGCGACGCCCGCGCCGCGCGGGCCAACTCCGAGGCGGCGCTGCGCGAGATCCGCGAGATCCGCGCGCTGCTCGCCGCCTTCCGCACCGACGAAGGGGAGACCGCCTGATGTCCGCCGAGGCCAGACTGCGCGAGACCGTGGACGCCGCCGTCGCTGCGGCCGTCGAACCCCTGCGCGCCGAACTGAAGGACGTCAGCGCCCGCCTGGCGGCCGTGGAAGGCTCCGGCGGCACCAGCGGTGCGGAGACCCGGAGGAGGACGACACGCGGGCGCACAGCGGCCCGCACGGACGCCTCCGACGCCGGGCAGACGCAGCCGTCCGCGTCCGAGACGAAGACGTCCGGAAACACCCCGGCCGCCAAGGACGGGAACGCCGCGACAACGAAGGGTGACGCGTGAAGGTCGTCTGCTACCCGGCCGACGCCGGCGGCTGCGGGCACTTCCGGGTGACCTGGCCGGCGCAGGCTCTCGCGGCGGCCGGGCACGACGTCGAAATACGCCCGCCCGAGAACCGGGGGCTGAAGCTGCGCATCGGGCCCGGCGAGACCGTGGACGACGTCCTCGACTGCGACGCGGACGTCATGGTCTTCCAGCGGCTCACCCACCAGTGGATGGCGGAGGCGGTGCCGCTGCTGCGCGCCAAGGGCGTCGCCGTCGTCGTGGACGTGGACGACGACCTCACCTGCGTGCACCCCCGGAACCCGGCCTACGAGTCGATGCACCCGCGCGGAGCCGGCCGGATGCGGGGAGGTCAGGTCCACCGGCACTCCTGGACGCACCTGACCGACGCCTGCCGCGCGGCCACCCTGGTCACCGCGTCCACACCTGCGCTGCTGGAGCGTTACGCCCGGCACGGGCGCGGGATCGTCGTGGACAACTACCTCCCCGACCACTACTTCGGCGTGGCGCACACGGACAGCGGCGTCATCGGCTGGCCGGCCTCGCTGGCCTCGCACCCGGACGACCCGGCGCCGGTCGGCGGCGCGGTCGCCCGGCTCGTCTCGGAGGGCGCCGACTTCCGCGTGGTCGGCGACCCGACCGGGGTGGGCGCCGCGTTCGGGCTCACCGCCGACCCGCAGGGGCGCACCGGCGTGGACGTGCACGGGTGGGCGGCGGCCGTCGCGGCCGACATCGGGGTGGGCATCGCCCCGCTGGCCGACACCCGGTTCAACGCGGCCAAGTCCCGGCTGAAGCCGCTGGAGATGTCCGCGCTCGGGATCCCGTGGGTGGCCTCGCCCCGGGTGGAGTACGCGAAGTTCCACGCGCTCGGCGCCGGCGTGCTCGCCGACACCCCGCGCCGGTGGTACCGGGAGCTGCGGCGCCTGGTGCGCAGCGAGGCCGCGCGCACCGAGCTGGCGCAGGCCGGCCGGGCGGCGGCCGACGGGCAGCGGCTGACTGCCAACGCGTGGCGCTGGCTGGAGGCGTGGGAGCACGCGCGCTCGATTCAGGCCGTCGCCCCGGCGGCCGTCGCGTAGTTCAAGCCGCGCTTGGCGCACAAGGGCCGGACGGACTGTCATGCAGTCCGTCCGGCCCTTACTTTTGTGCGCGAGCCTGACGACCCTCCCCGATGTCAGCGGGGAGGGTCGTCAGGCCGCCTTGCGCTGCGACGACAATACGCGAGGCGTGGCCGCTGCGGCCGTCGGCCAGGACAGGCCGCAGCCGATGCACAGGTCCACCGGCTCGCCGGCCCTGCCGGTTACCGGGCCGACCACCCGGCGCGACGCGCAGGACGGGCACTTGGCCCGGTCCTTCTTCGCCTTCAGGCGCTTCCGCTCCTCGGTGTCGGTGCCGCCCCAGTACCCCCGCTGTCCGTACACCATCGCGTACTGGAGGCAGGTCACCCGCACCGGGCACGGGCCGCATATCTCCCGTGCCGCCGCCAGCCCTTCGGGGTCCTCCTTGTCCGGAACGAAGCGGTCCAGGTCAAGCCCGGCGCACGCCGCGTCGTCCTGCCATCGCACCTCGGACGCGGTCCAGTCTCCCGTCATCCGTTGTCTCCCTGCTCCTCGGGTGGCCGATGTTCATGGGTGAACTATTGCCGTATGTCTATACGACGGTGAAGACACACAAGCGGAATTACGTACGGATCACAGTAAGTGATGGACAGATTTCCGCTTGTGATGTTCATTCACCCCTGGCATATGCACGTACACAAAGGGTGCTGATCGTAAGGGCGAACCGACACACGTCCTTCACACCTGGGAAGGAGGTACGGACCATAAGCAAATGTCCGGCACCCACAAACGGAACGCGGCGGGACCCCGCCGAACCGCACGGTTCAGGGGTCCCGCCGCGTGTGCGGAATCAGACGTCTTGATCCATTTCGTCGGCGCTGCGCCGGCCCTTGATCCCGTCGGTGTACGCCAGCTTGTCGGTGAAGGTCAGGCCGCTGTCCGCGTAGCGCACCACCCGGCGGTTGCTGCGCAGCGTGGACGGCACGGTCAGGGTCTTGCGGTTGACCCGCAGCACTTCCAGCCACCGGCTGCCGTAGTGCACGAAGTCGCCCTTCGTGAAGTCGTCCGGGCCCCACACCTTGTGCCCGGCCTCCACCGCCCGGCGGATCACGCATTCCCAGTAGGCGATCTGCTCGGACAGCTCGTCGTCCTGGCGCCGCAGTTCCCGCGCCCAGTCGGTGCCCGGCGTCACCTTGCCCAGCGTGCGCCGGATCCGGCGCTGATCGGTCTTCAGCTTCTCAATTCGGCGCAACGTGCGTTCCGGGTCGTGCCGGCGCTCGTCGTGCCCAGCCGCCGCTTCGGCCCGCCCTTCCCAGTACCGGGCCCGTCGGTGCTCGTCCACGGACCGCTGCATTCCGGCGGTGATGCGTTCCGCGTCCCGACGGGCACGGGCCTCACTGTGGTGTCCGATCAGGATGGGCTGCCCCAACGGGATGTGCTCGCTGATCGCGTCCGATCGGGCGCGGGCGGCGTCCGACGCTGCGGAGGCCCGTGCGGAGCGGGCGGTGAACCGCTCGGCCCGCTCCCCGGCGCGCTGCGACCGCTCGGCCTCCGCTTCGGCGAAGCTGCGCGCGATGTCCTCGTCCACGTGCAGTCTGACCGCCCATCCGGCCTCCTCCAGCGCGGCCTTGGCGCCGTTGATGCGGTGCATCTGCGCGGCCCGGTCCCGCGAGCGGACGATGCCCAGGACTCCGAGGGAGGGGAAGAAGCGGAACCCGAAAGGCCGGACGACTTCCAGCACGCCGTCTCCCTTGGAGCTGCCCTCCAGCAGGGTCCCGTCGGACCGGGTGTGCGTAATCGTGATCGTTATGGTGCGGTCGTTCATGAGGTCTCTCCTCGGTGTGGTCATGCTCCCTTGATCGGGGAAGTGCCGGAGCCCCGTCCGGGGGATGTGGACGGGGCTCCGTGCCGCGCGGGCGGCAGGGGATACCCGCTCGGCTGACCAGTGCCGATGCTGCCACCGGTCCGCCGAATCACCGAACAGCACAGGTCAGACGGCGACCTGGCAAGACAACCAGTCGGCGACCTGCCGTCGCTGCCCCGGGGAGAGACAGACGGTGAACCCGTCGGCGAGCCGGCCGCCCCCACGAACGGTGGTGACGTGAACGGGCCCGTCGGGCCGGTCGCGGACGATCTGCGCCCGGGATCGCAGACCCAGCACGTCCACCGTCCGGCACCCGTCGGAGATCATCCGCAGGAAGTACCGGGCGACGGGCGGCTGTCCGTCGGGGCCGATGTCGCACCGCACGTCCGCGCCGGCGAACCAGCAGGAGAGCGGTCCGACCCAAACCGGCTCGACGGCTACCCCCGGTACGGGCGCGTACCCGTGACGGGCGACTGAGATCATTACGCGGCCGTCGCCGACGGCGACCAGGCGCAGGACCGTTTCGCCGTCCATGACGTCGGCGAATTCGGTCAGTTCGGGGAGGAGTGTGGTCATGCCTTCCTTCTTCCTTGGTCAGTTGGGCGGGCGCAGGTTCACCCGTTCGGGTGACATCGCGTCCGGGTCAGGCGGCGGTGACGACCGGAGTGATCTTCTGAGCACCGATCTGCACGAGTGCCTGGAGCAGAGCCACCAGATCGTTGTCGCTACCGGCGCCGGCGACCTGCTCGACGCCCCCGGCGTCGGTGTAGGTGACGGTGTAGCGGGGAGCGGCGGTGGCGTTCATGGTCGGCTCCTTCACCCCCGGGTCGGCGTGTCCATCCCGATGAATTAATTAAACCATAGGTCTCATGAGTCGCGCAACTCGCGTACCTGAGCAAAACGGACGCCGGCACAATCGGCCCGGCACGGACACGACGGAGCCCCGGACCCGAGATGCGGGGTCCGGGGCTCCGTCGGCCGGTCAGTCGGTGATCGTGACGCCGGGCCAGTACAGGACGACGTCGGAGCCCATGGAGTCGGTACGCGCCTTGCTGGCCAGCGACAGCGCGTCCCCCAGCCGGTCCCGCTCGGTGAGCAGCGCGGTGAGCGCGGCGACGAACGGCAGCACCTCGTCACTGTCCAAGTCGATGCCGGCGCAGGTGGTGCCGAACATCCCCCGGCCGCTGTACTCCTCGCGGATGCTGAAGCCCTCGTCGCTCTGGTCGTCGGCTTCGTACAGGTCGATCAGCTCGGCCGCGTCCGTGATCTCGTCGCGGGTGATCGTCAGGGTGGTGGTGGCGTTCATGGCCGGCTCCTTCATCCCCGGGTCGGCGTGTCCGTCCCGATGAATTAATTAAACCATAGGTTCGGCGAACGGCGCAACCCCGGACACGGCGAAGCCCCGGGCCCGACGTGCGGGCCCGGGGCTCGGGGTGCTGCGGTCAGTCCTCGACGCGGACCGGCATCATCAGGTGCAGGTAGCCGTCGCCGGCGACGTCGGGACCGTCAGTGAGCAGCATCGGCTTCGTCTCGCTGCGCAGGTGCAGCGTCACCGTGTCACCGGTGAAGCACCCGAGCGCGTCCAGCAGGAACGACCCGTTGAAGTGCATCAGCTCGGGCAGGTCGCCCCGGCCGTCCACGGCCTCGCCGGGCACGACGACACCGCGCACCTTGTCCCGGTTCTCCGGCAGCCGGGGCGCCACCTCTATCAGATCGTCGGCGCCGAACCAGACGGCCACCGGAAGCCCCTTGCCCTTGGCCACGCCCAGCGCGTCCGCCTTCTTCACCGCCAGCGTCAGCGCGGAACGGCTCACAGTCACTGTGCCCGGCGTCGCCTCGTCGGGGATGAGGGTCAGAGCGGGTACCGGCCACTGGTCTACCGGCTGCGTGCGCATGGTGGCCACGACCGCGCCTATCCCGAAGGCGGTGAACCCGCTGCCGTCGCCGGCGACGCCGAAGGACACCGGCCCGGTGTACTTGCCGAGCTTCTTGGCCAGCGCGCCCAGCAGGTGAGCGGAGACGATCGTCGCGGCCTCAGTGCTCGCGGCGCCGTCCCACGGCTGCGCGTCCAGTTCCGCGACGGCGATCCGGTAGCGGTCGGTGGTGGCCATGCGCAGCTTCCCGCTGGACAGCTTCACGTAGATACCGGTCAGAGCGGGCAGCGTGATGTCGCGTCCGGCGGCCGGGAGGACCCGGGCCAGCGCGGTGAAGAACTCCCCGCCGTCCACAGTGGCCAGCGGCGCCGGCGCCGGGGGCAGTGCCGGGTATTCGGCGGCGTCCAGCGTGTTGAGCGGCACCGCCAGGTCGGGCGTGGACAGCACGCCGTCGGCGACGGTGACCGGCGTGGCAGCCGCGACGGCCGGCTTCTCGCCGGCGACGGCGGCGGCCAGGGACGCCTTGATGTCGGCGTGGTTGACCAGGGACAGGCCGTCGCCGGTGGCGCCGTCCACGGTCACCGACAGGGACACGTCGTAGTCGAAGGCGCGCAGGGTCACGGCGCGGCCGGTCGCGTCCAGCAGGACGCCGTGCAGCACGGGGACCGGGGGCCGCTTGGACACGGCCAGCTCGACGGTCTTCAGCGCGTCCATGATCGCCTTGTGCCCGGCGGTGATGCGCGCGGCCGGCTGGGCGTCAGCGGCGGGCGTTTCGGCGGCCGGAGCCTCGGGAGCTACGGTCATCGGTCGGTTCCTTCCTTGGTCGTAGATGCGGGAGGCCGGGGCCGCGTGGCCCCGGCCGGGGCGATCAGACGGTACGGAGAATGTCCCGAATCGCCAACGCGGTCCGGCCCCACAGCGGCTCGTCCACGGGCGCGGTGCGCGCCGTCGCCAGGTCGTCGCGGAGGCGGTCGGCCTCGGCGCCGAACACGGGCCGGCCGACGGGGGCCATGTACGCGCTGCGCGGGTCGTTCTGCATCGGTTCCTTCTTTCCTTGATCCACCGTTTGCGCCGCCCCGGCCCGGCTTGCACGGGCCGAAGTCTCGCCGCCGTGAGGCGGGTTCGTCGCTGTTCACCGGAGGTGTCAGTGCTCTTGCGGGGTGGCGATGAATTAATTAAAGCATCATCGGGGAGGGAAGGCAATCCCCGCGCCGCCGCTAACCAGGACCGGGGTGCTCGCTAGTCTCGTCCCCGACGACCACCGACCAAGGGAACGAAATGACACAGATCACCGCCGTTACCAACCAGAAGGGCGGTGTCGGCAAGACGGCCGTGACCATCGGCACCGCCGGGGCGCTCGCCGAGGCCGGCCGCAACGTCCTTGTGGTGGACTTCGATCCGCAGGGCCACCTCACCAGCGGACTGAAGATCCCGCAGGCACCGCCCGGGGAGGGCGCGGCCAACCTCTACCGCGCGCTCATCGGCGACTTCACCGGATCGGTCGCCGACCTGATCGTGCAGCACACCCAGCCGGCCGGCCGGCTCGACGTGCTGCCCAACACGATCGAGATGTTCATGGCCGTGCGCGAGCTGGACAAGCAGCGCGCCAGGGAACACCGCCTGGCCAAGCTGCTCGCCCCGGCACGCGACGTCTACGACCACGTACTCATCGACGCCCCGCCGTCGCTGGACATCCTCACCGACAATGCGCTGACCGCCGCCGACGGCGTGCTCATCCCCGTGCAGGCCGAAGACTCCTCGCTCAACGCGCTCAGCCTCCTGCTGCCTCAGATCGCCTCCGTGGACGCCGACCTGCGCGAGACGCCGCTGACCCTTCACGGCCTCGTGGTCAACCTGCTGCGCCGGCCGGTCACCAAGCTCGCCGAGTCGGTGCTGGACCAACTCAAGGCGCTGGACGGCCTGCCGATCCTGGCGACCGTCCCGCAGGCGGTCATAGTGACGGAAGCGTGGCGGTACGGGCAGACGCCGGTCCAGTACCTGCCGGAGTCCGAGCACGCCGAAGCCTTCCGCAGCATCGCCCGCGTCCTGGACGGGGCGGCCCGATGAGCCCGAAGGAACTCCCGGCGCCCACCGCCGGCGGTGACCTGACGACCCTTCTGCGCGCCCGGCACAGCCAGGCCACGGAGAAGAAGGCGCCGGCCGTCACCGACCCGTTCGCCCCGGACCCGGTGGACCCGGCCGCCGTCACCGGCACCGACGAGGAACGCCTGACGGTGTTCGAGGCAGCGATGCAGGCGGCGCAGGACCGCGCCGAGTCCTCGCTGAAGGCGGCCCGCGCCCGGTTCGTCGTGGAGGCAGGCACCGCGCTGCGCGCCATCCGCGACGACGACCTGTACTTGCTGCGCAACGCTTCCTTCGAGGAGTACGTTGTCCAGCGCTGGCAGATGGACCGTACCCGGGCGTATCAGCTCATCGACGCGGCGCCGACGATGACCGTCTTGTCGAAAATTTTCGACACGGCCCCTGTCGAGTCCCACGCCCGTGTGCTGGCCCCGGTCCTGGCCGAACACGGCGAGCAAGCCGTGCGCGAAGTGGTGGCTGCCGCCCGGCAAGAGGGCAAGCTGACGGCCGCCGCGATGAAGGACACGGCCAAGCGGTTGAACTACATCGCCGTGCCCGCGCCCGAGCAGGCCGTCCCGACGCAGCCGGCCAGCGGGGAGCCCCAGGTGGCCGACACCCCGGGGGCGGCCCGCGCGGCGATCCGCATGGAGCAGGGGATGACCGCGTTGCGCGCCGCGCACAAGGCTCTGCGCGGCAAGGTCATCCCGGACATGCTGGCCGCCGATCCGCAGCGCGGCGCCGAGATGTCTGCGCAGGTTGCCGATCTCGCGCGCAAGATCGAACGGCTGGCCACGCCGAAGCAGCCGTGAACGCGGCGAAGCCCCGGACCGGGGGGGTGGTCCGGGGCTTCGCCGCGCGGTGGGCCGGTCAGTCGCCGGCGGCGACCAGGGACGCCACGAAGATCCAGCCCTTGTGCCAGGACTGATCCATCAGGTACCCGGCCGTCGGGTCGTTGCGCAGCCAGCCGGACTTGCCGAGCGTGTCGGACGCGAAGCGGACGACGCCGCGCGGGTGCTCGTCCCGCCAGTGCCCGCCCTGCCGGTCAGCGACGTAGTGCGTCACCGCCGACACGGCGAGTCCGGCGGCGGCCCGGCGCCAGGACAGCCGCGTGCCGGTGACGCGCTGCACGGCGGCCAGGGCGAGCGCCTGTGTGGCCGCGTAGGTGGCGACGTGCGCCGCGCAGGCCCGCGCGCCCTCCGGCCCCGGACGGCCCTTGGCGACGGCCTGGCCGTCCGACTGGACCCAGTGGTCAGCTACCTCGTGCGAGGCCGTCAGCGCGGCGTACACGGCCGCGAAACGGGCGGTGTTCATGCCTCGTCCTCCAGTCGGGCCCACGGGCCGTAGAGCACCGAGCCGTCCGGCCAGGTGCGCACGGTGCGCTGCTCCGCATAGGGCCGGGGCTCGGGGAAGTGGCGGGCGTACGTGACGACCATGTCCCGGGCAGCCTCCTCGGTGGCGATCGGGGCCCACGTCTTCTCGTCCCGCGCCACCCGGTACTCCATGGACCCGACGGGCACCCCGTCCGGGACGGACGACACCAAGACGGGCTCGCCGTCCTCGGCCAGCCGGCCGGCGGCGAGCCACTGCACGTAGCGCAGCAGGATCGTGTCCTCCGACTCGTCCCCGTCCCACCGGTCCGGGTCGGTCATGGTGGCCATGATCCCGTCCCGCAGGTCCCGGTACGCCCGTGCGTACAGCACGAGAACGGACGGGTTGAGGTCGTCACCCAGGATCTCGGCGCGGACCGCGTTGCGGGCCTCGGCGATGCAGTCGTCCAGCTTCAGCCGGAACTCGTCCAACGTGCCGAACACGTCGGCCGTGGACCGGCCGTACGTGTCGATCAGCTCTCGGTATGCGGTCATGCTTCCTCGCTTCCTTCGGTCGGTGGTCTTCGAGTGGGCCTGTCCGGAGTCGAACCGGAGTCTTCCGGAGCGCGCGGGAACCGACCAAGGTCGCGCGCTCTACGGTGCACTGCCTTCTGTGCTACAAGCCCCTGTTGCCGGGATCGCGGCTCCCGGCCGGCCGTCGTGCGGTTCTACACCTGACGGCCCGTGCCGTCGCAGTCGGGACACGTCCCGCCCCCGCTGCACTCCTCGCATCCGTCCCCGTCGCATTCGGTGCAGGTGCCGTCGATGCAGTTGGGGCACTGGTCGTCGTTCATGACCCGGCCCTACGCGACCGGGCGGCGGGCGAGGAACGACGCCGCGTTGTGGGCCGTGAACATCCCGCGCGACAGGCCGTCCGGGTTGATCGCCGACCACACGCCGCACGGCTCGCCGGTGACAGCGTGCATCTCGGGCCGTAGCGTCCAACGGATACCGTTGGCCTCCACGGTCACCGTGCCGTCCGCCTCGGCGCCGACGACGTCCAGGCCCCGCGACCGAAGGGTGGCGATCAGCGGCCGGGCCAGTTCGGGGACCGCCGCCGGGTCCGCCAGCTTGGAGCCGGCGGACTGGTCCACGAGGAACCGAGCCTTGACCGGCTCCGTCCCGACGACGCGGTGCCGGGTCTCCGGCTCCTGCGCGGCGACGGCCGCCGGTTCGGCCTCGGGCATGTCCTCGTCCTCGCACTCGGAGCACCGCGTGTAGTCGTCGCCGAACTGGCCGGCGGCCAGTTCGGTGGCCCAGCGCTCACCGCAGACCTCGCAGCGCTGCGGGGCGTGCACGGTCTCCCCGGTAGCCCGGTCGATGATGCTCGTCTCGACCGCGAGCCCGCGCTGGTTGGCGGCGCGCAGCGTCTCGTACAGGCTTTCCTCTGCCGCGCCGATGGTCCAGTGCGACGACCGGGTCGGCTTGCCGCCGTCCCAGGTGCGCAGGACGCTGTACGGCATCGTCTGGCCCTTGCTGTGTCCGCCGCCCTTGCCCCGGGTTTCGCTCATGGTCGGTTCCTCGTTCCGTAGTCCGTCGGGCTGATGATTTAAGTAAATCAGATGGTGCCGCAGGGCGCAACCCCGGACGCCGAGTCGCTGCGCCGGCCGCGCAGACCGAGGTAGAGCCCACGGTCCAGCCCGGCGCCGTAGGCCCGGCGGACGACGGTCAACGCGATGTCGGCCGGTATGCCCAGTGCGCGCAGATCGGCGGCGGCGGCGTCGGTCGCGGCCTGCGCGGCGGCGAAGCCCGGGTCGGTGATGCGGTCCTGCACTGCGGTCCCCATGATCGGTGTTCCTCCCCTTCAGCCCCGGCCGCCGGGATCATACGGCGGCCGGGGGTTTTCCGTGGTCTGCGATTCCGTGGTCAGGCGGTGCTCAGCGGGTGCGATCGGTGATGTCCACCCACCCGGCGAAGCCCTTGTCCCAGTCGGCGGCGGTGCGCGTGTCGGGGGTCCAGATCCACTCCCCGTCGCCCGCTCGCAGTCGGCCGTGCTCGCCCACCGCCAGGAGTTCTCCCGTCCCCGGGTGCTGCGTAACGGACCGGCACCGGAAACGGAACATCTCCGGGGTGTCGGGCCCGCCCCGGCGGACCGAGTATGTGCGGCCGGGTTGGAAGAATCCCTGCTTTGACGCCGGGCGCCCGGCCCGCTCGATGGCGTCGTCCAGCCGGGCCGCCGCGTCGGGCGCGACGCCTTCGAACGTCAGCGCCTCGAAGATGGCCAGGGCCATCCGGCGGGACATGTACGTGACCGAGCCCCGGTGCATGTCGCCGGCGGCCCGCCGGACGGCGTCCCAGTCGAAGCCGGCACCGCCCTCGCTCGCGGGCGCGTAGTTGCGCAGGTCGGTCCCGGCCTCGCGCAGCACCCGCGCGTAGCGGCTGACGGCGTCCCGGATGCAGGCGGCCTCGGTGTTGCTGCGGCAGACGAACGTGACGGTCAGGTTCATGGGTTCCTTGGTCCTCTCGTGCGGCTGCGGACCCGGGCATCGTGCACCGGGTCCGCCGGATCGCCGAATCAGCGGTTGAAGTGCTGCGCGACGGCGAGGCGAAGCTGTTCCATCGCCTCGGCCTTGTTGGGCACCTGGTCGGCGTACTCCAGGCCCCGGCGGACGACCCAGCCGGAGAAGCTGGCGCCCTCCGTCTGGCGGAACAGGGTCGCCTCGGCGACGGGCTGCACGCCGGCGTCGTCCACCAGACCGGAGTTCATCCACGCGTCCAGCGCGGCCTTGGGGTCGCGGGCCAGCTTCGGGTCGGCGATGAACACGGCGGTCACCTGGCCGCGCTCGTGCACGTACTGGATGTTCTCCTCGGTGAACTCCCGACGGCGAGGTTCGTCGGTTACCAGCCGGCGCACCGAACGGCCGTACCAGTCGGCCAGACGCAGGACAGCGGTCCGGCCCAGTTCGCGGGACTTGCCGCCCGAGAAGACGTTTTCGGCGAACGGGTTGGACCCCACGACCTTGACGGTGACGGTCTTGGCCGTGACCTTGGTGACCGTCCCGGTGCGCTCGATGAAGTCGCCGCTGCCGCCGAACCCGTTGTCCCGGGTCGTGAAGAGAAGGGTGTCGCCCTCGGCAATGTCGGCGAAGTCCACGGGGGTCCAGGTCTGCTCGGTCACGGTCAGCTCCTTGGTCGGCACCTGTTGATGAATTAATTAAACCATAGTCTCGGCAACGCGCGCAACCCCGGATGTCGGGCCGGCCAGGAAATGCCGAGGCCCCGGACCAGCGTGGTCCGGGGCCTCGGATGGGGTGCGTCAGTTTTCGTCCGCCTCTTCGTCGTCCTCGTCGGCGCACTCCTCGCAGCCGTCCTTGGGCTGCTCCTCGTGGTCGGGGCACATCTCCTTGACGGCCAGGTCGCCGGCGTCCTCGCCTTCGGCGACCAGCTTGGCCCGCCGCTCCTCGCCCTCGGCGACGGAGTACAGGCCGGACTCGATGCAGCCGCCGGCCGCTTCGCTGAAGATTCCGTATTCGGTCATGGTCGGCTCCTCGTGGTCGGTTCCTGTCCCGGACGCCGGCCGGAGGCTTCCCCGCTGCTGCGCGGTCCTGGCCGCCCGGCCGGCGCCCTGATGAATTAATTAAACCATAGACTCGGCGGCGCACACAACCCCGGAAACGACGAAGCCCCGGACCGGTGTGGTCCGGGGCTTCGGGACGGTGCGGTCAGGTCCGCCGGCGGGCCAGACGCTCCCGGCCGGCCTCCGTGATGACGATGCGCCTGGCCATGAAATCGCCGGGGATGATCCGCGCGTATCCGGCGTCGACGAGGGCGTGGAACGTCGTCTCCCGGGCGCCGAAACCGTCGCGGGACCCAAGACGCCAGATGCCCCGTGGGAAGCCGCTGTGGGGCAGCACAGGCCCGTCGAACCGGGCCAGGGCGGCCAGTGCACGCAGGGCCGAAGGGGACTCCGCGTTCGGCTTCGTGCGAGGCCGCGTCTTCTGCGCCTCCCGCTGCTCCAGCTCGGCCACGTACCGCCGGCCGGCCTTGGTGACCTTCACGGGCGCCGCATCGTTGCCGCCGTCGTCCACCAGGTCGGCCGCGTACAACGGCCAGAAGCTGGAGCGGTTGTAGACCGCCCGCGAGCCGTCCCACTGGTAGCGACCCCGGGACAGGTACTGCACACGCACACCGTCGCCGTTATCGCACCTAGCCAGGTCGCGCAGCAGCCGCTCGGACGCCGGCCGCACGGTCTTTTCCTCGTCGCTGAAGTAGCGGGCCATCAAGACACCTCCAGCGCGGCCAGGGCCGCCCGCTGGTCGAGCAGGACCGGGCGCGCCTTGCTGCCCTCGGCCGGGCCGACGATTCCGGCGTCCTCCATCCGGTTGAGCAGGGCGAGCGCTCCGCCGAACGTGACCACGATGCCGTGATCCTGACGCAGCCGACGACACAGCATCGACGGCGACCCCATCCGGGTCTCGGCGACCAGGGCGACGGCGTGCCGCAGAAGCGCGGCGTCGTCCGGGTGCGCCGCCGTCTCGTGCTGGGCGATGACCGCCCGCACGTCGGCCAGGGACGGGAAAAGGAAGTCGAAGACGTGCACGGGGCTGCCCTCTTCCCCTTCGGAGCAGTTGGCGCACAGCACGGCGACGGTCGCGACGCCGTGCAGGCTGTCGGCGGCGAAGCGGTACCGCTCCGGGTCCTTCACGGTGATAGTCATGGACGTACCTTCCTGATTCCGTGGTCTCGTACCTAACGGGATGGAGCCCCGGACCCGCGCGGGTCCGGGGCTCCGGGGTCAGGCCGCGTCGGCGGCCCGCCGGTGGGTGCGGCCCTTGGTCACGTAGCCGTAACCCCCGATCGGGCCGGGGCGCCAGCCCTGGCGCTTCCACGCCTCGACGGTGCTCTGGTTGCAGCCGATGCGTCGGCCGATCTCGCGGGCGGTCAGGCCGGCGCCGTCCAGGAGCTGCGCGACGCGGGCCGACTCGGCGCGGGTGAGCGGCAGACCCGTCTCGCCGTTGGCGGCCCGCTCGACGGCGATCAGGTCGATGTCGCCGTCCGGGTCGAAGGTGTCGGCGGTGAGGGAGTCCGGCATCAGGTACCTGTAGCCGGGGGTGCGGGTGGCGGTCAGCATCAGTCCGCCCTCTTCTTCGCGGAACGGAAGGTGAACCGGGTCCCGGCCTTCGACCCGAACCGGGCGTGCAGCCGGGCGGCGGCGTTGGCGCGGGCCTCCAGGACCGTCCGGGCGATGACCGGCACGGGCACGTTGATGCTGTTGTCCCGGTCGGTGAACACGGCGATCCACCGGCGGTAGGGCTCGCGGCGCGGGAACACGTCGCGGGGGAAGAACAGGCGGGACTCGCCGGACTCGGTGATGCAGCGCATCATGCCGCGCTCGGTGCGGAAGAACGTGGCGGGGAACGTCTCCTCGGCGCCCTCGTCGGTGATCTCGACGGTCACCGGCTGGCCGTAGGTGGCCTCGCCGAGCCGCAGATGAGCGAGATGCGGTGCCCGGCGCGGGCTGCGCGTCGGACGTTCGATGGACAGGCTGGTCATGGGTCCTCGATTCCTGGGTTCCTTGGTCGGCCGGTCACCCGGCCATGAATTGATTAAATCATTGACGCGGGTCGGCTGCAACCCCAAGCGGGGTCACGCCGACAGGTCGCCCATCCACACGCTGCGCCCGGTCTCGTTCAGCCGGCGCATGTCCTCACGGCAGCCGGGCCAGGCACACTCGAACCGGCGCCAGAACTCCGGGCCGTGGGGCTTCCCGCCGGGGCGGGAGGCGTGCACCAGCTCGTGGGTCAGAACGTGCCGGATCATGTTGGGCGGGAGCTGGAACGTCTGCCAGGCGATACGGACTTCGTGGCGGCGTCCGTCGTAGGTGCCCCAGCGCCGCGCACCGATGTCGGCCGCGCGGATGACGGGCGCCTCGGCGGCCCCGCCCACCCTGGACCACATGCCGGTCGTGTTCTGCGCGAGCCAGGCCGCGCCCTCCTTCACGTACCAGTCGATGAAGGGCCGCGTCCCGAGCTTGGCGGCCTGCCGGTCCAGGTGCAGCCACCCGCCGTGCCCGTCGTTGACGAGCCGCAGCGGCACCGCAGCGTCGTCCACGAGACGTAGCCGGCGACTCCGCCCCAGCCACAGGAACCCCTCCCCGTTGACCAGTTCACGGGCCGAGGTGTCGGGCGCGTGCTCGCGGGCCTTCACCACCATGGCGACCAGCCGGTGGATGTTGCCCCGGAGCACTTTCAGCACGAAGTCGGGCCGGTCGGCCATGGACTCAGGCACCGCGACGGTGGCGCCCTCCTCGCCCGGGGTGATGGACATGCCGAACGTCTTGCGTCGAGCACTGACCCGCACTTGCGTGATGTAGGGCGCGAGACGGTCGTCGCCCTGGATGACGGCGAGCAGTTCGCCGGCCGCCGTGATGGTTTGAGTCATGAGCGGTGTCCTCCGTAGTCGGTAGGGATGAATTGATTAAATCATTGGCGCAAGACGGCGGCAACCCCCGGGCACGAGAAAGCCCCGGCGCCGGGGGCGTCGGGGCTCGGGTCGTTCGGTGGCGCGGGGTCAGCGGCCGGCGGCCGTGCAGGCGTCGCAGACGCCGCCCGACCAGTCCTCGAACCAGCCGCCGCAGCGGGAGCACTGGCCTTTGTAGGCCAGTGCTCCCGCGCGGGTGATGCGTCGAAGGACGTACAGAACCTCCACGATCTTCCTCGATTCCTTGGTCTGTGGTCGTGAGACCGAACCGCCTCGAAGGGTCCGGGGACGACGGCGTGCGCCGGCCCCGGACCCGGGCGAGGATCAGTCGTCGGTGTCGTGACGCCAGGAACTGGTCGGCCAGTCGGCCCAGGCGACGTGGCCTGCCCGGCGGGCCGCTTCCGCGTCCTCCCAGGGCGGCTCCCCGCCGTTGATGAGGGCGACGGCCATGGGGTGCCCGGCGTCCAGGTCGTCGGCGAAGACGCGCATCCCCTCGGCGACGGCGTTGAGCTGTTCGGCGGTGAGAGGCGTACGGGCCGGGGGCGGGCCGAACAGGCGGTTGAGGATCTTCTTCACGGGGTGGTTCCTTCCTTGGTCTGCGGTCGGTGAGGGCTGAGCGTCCCTCGCAGGGTCCGGGGACGACGGCGTGCGTCGGCCCCGGACCCGGGCGGGGCTCAGCCGGCGTGTGCCGGGAGGTAGCAGCGGCATCGGTCGCCGGGCGCGTGGTCGTGGAACAGCTCGCTCTTGGCCCGCATGTCCTGCGGCTGCTCCCCGTCCAGGACGACGACGCCGCACCGGCAGAACGTCTTGTCCAGCCACGGGTTGTAGGTGATCAACGGATGTCCCCGCTGCTCGCACCACTCCCGCGTCTCGGGCTCAGCCATGTCCGCGATCCTCACTTCTCGTCCGGGACGTGCACCCGGAAGCTGTCGGTGGCCGGGTCGGCCTTCACCTCGGCGGTGCCGCCGGCGGAGCGGATCTCGTCGGCGCGGGCGTCAGCGTTGGCCAGGCTGCCCGGGTTGCCGATGGGGTACGAAGCCACGATGGTCACGATCTTCCTCGATTCCTTGGTCTGCGGTCGGTGAGGGCTGAGCGTCCCTCGCAGGATCCACGGACGGCGTGCGGCCGTGGACCCGGGCGGGGCTCAGACCTTGTACGGCTGACCGGACGCTGCGTTGTACCAGTCGTCCCGGTCGGTCAGCGGCATTCCTTCGTCCAGATGCCCCAGCGCGGTGGCGGCGGCGAGGGCGAGGGTGGCGTGCACCTGTGCGGCGGCGATCAGACGGTCGGCCTCGCAGTGCCCCTCGTCGTTCGGGCGCAACACGCCGTCCGCTTCGGCGAGGAGCTGCTCGGCGATGCTGTAGTGCTCGGGTCCAGAAGCCATGTTGGTCGGCTCCTCTCGGGGTCAGCGGGTGGTCGGCGGGGTGGCGAGCAGGTGCACCGGGCGGTCCAGGGCGTTGCGTCCCCGGAACGTCACGGTCCAGCCGTGCTCGCGCAGGGCGTCCGCGTAGGCGTCGATGCGGTACTTGCGCTCCTCGGTCACGGAGGACGGGACGATCTCGCCCGACCTCAGCCCCGCCTGTGCGTCGTGGGTGACCAGGTAGCGGACGCGGACGGAACCGTCGTCCGTGGCGGCCAGCTCGAACCCGGGCTCGGTGCACAGGCCGTTCTTGGTGACGGCCTCGTCGCTCACGTCGGACAGGATGTCGGCGGCCTGGTCCAGAGCTTCGGAGAGGGTCATGTCGGTCATCGTGTGGTCGGTTCCTTCCAGATCGGTGGTGCGGGTCAGCGGGCGGTGCGGCGGCCGACGATCGCGGCGGCCAGCGCGGCGTTGGCGAGCACGGACAGGATCAGGGAGGCGACCATGCCGCCCCGGGCGTCCTGTCCGGCGAGCCGGTAGCCGAGCGCGCCGGAGGCGATGCAGCCGGCGGAGACGATGATGCCCTGCGCGCGGTTCACGGGCGGGCTCCTTCCGTGGTCTGTGGTCGAACATCTGCGGCCCGGCAGTGCGCCGTTCCGATGAATTAATTAAACCATAGCGGTGCAGGCATGCGCAACCCCCGGCGCCCGAGGACGGCCGGGGGTGCGGGAGTCGGTCAGCCGGCGCAGACGCACGGCGTCTGATCTCCGACGGACCGCGTGAGGTAGAGGTCCAGGAGGCTGGCGTAGTAGTCGCGGTTCTTCTCCAGCCGGGATGTGCCCCGGCCGGCGGCCTGCGCGTCGCGCAGGTACTGCTCGCGCTCTGCGACCTCACGCCGGGTCTTGTAGATGGCCACGGCCCGGTTGTAAGCGAGGCAGTGGGTGTCCGGGGACGCGGGCTGCTGGCACAGCGGCACGCCGTCCGGCAGCTCGACGGTGTCCCCGGAGGGGAAGGTGAAGGTCTGCACGGTCGGTCCTCCCGTGGTCGGACGGCCGGGGCCCGTCACGGCCCCGGCCGGGGTAGGTCAGCTCTCGAAGTTGTCAGGCAGGGAGGCCATGTGGTCGGCGGTCGCGCGGAGTCCGGTGACGGTGATGCTGTACCGGACCGCACCCATCTTGGCGGCCAGGCCGGCGGCGACCAGCGCGTCCATCAGCTTGACGGTGCGGGCCACGGTGCCGACGTGCCAGCCGGACGTCTTCGTCCACTCGCCGCCCTGCTCGGCCAGCATCTCCAGTGCGGTGCGCTCGTCGGCGCTGAGTCCTCGGGTGCTCATCTCGGATTCCTCTCGGGTTCGGGCCGGGGCCGTGGGCGACCCCGGCCGGGGAGTCTGTCAGGCGTTGACGAGGACGCGAACCGGGCGCAGGGCCTGGCGCGTGACGACCGGGGCACCGGCGTTGGCCAGCAGCAGGACGCGGGCCGCCCTGTACTCGGCCTTGCGGGGCTTGTACGCCTCCGCGATGCGCAGCACCTGCGCGGTCGTGTAGTGATGGGTCCGCTGCGTCCGGCCCGCCTTGCCGTCCACGGTGCGGTGCGCCCGGGTCACCTTGACCGGCGTCACGCCGAGGCGCTTGGCGACCGTGCGCAGACCGCTGACCGTGCCCTTGACCGTCTCGGCGTCCTCGACGCCGGCGGCGATCAGGTGCGTGGCCAGGGCGCGGCCCCGGTGCAGGGACCGGGCGAAGCGGGTGGCGGCGGCGCGCTCGCGGACGGTCCGGAGGCGCTTGCGGCTGGCGGTCTGGACGTAGCTCATGGTCGGTTCCTGCTTTCCTTGGTCTTCTGTTCTGGTCGGGACGCCGCCCAGGTCGGCCTCAACGCCCTGTGCCTGCGGTCACCCGCCCGGCGCGGCGTCCCGATGAATTAATTAAACCATGTCTGGGATGACCGTGCAACCCCCGAACGCGCGAAGCCCCGACCCGGTGTCGGGTCGGGGCTTCTTCGCGGGCCGTCTGGTCAGGCCCGGTCCACGCGGAACGCGTAGCCGGACGGGTGGGTGACGGTCGTGCCGAGCGGGGCGTCGGCGAGCCGGCCGGCGAAGGCGCGGGCCTCGCCGCGCGGCACGCTGCGGTTGTCCATCAGCACATAGGCGGCGGCGGTCTCGACTTCCCGCAGCGTGGACAGCGGCCGGTGGGCCTTCACGGTGCCGTCCGGCAGGGTCCGGGTCAGGACGAAGCTCACCGGCCGGCCTCCGGGTCCAGGGCGCGCAACGTGGCCGCCTCGTTGATCGCCCGCACGAGCGGCGCCAGGTCCAGCTCCAGGTGCAGCGTCATCGGCTCGGTGAGCCGGGCGCGGGACATCTCGCCGCCCGCGTCCGGGGCGGCGGCCATCAGGTGGGAGTCGATCAGCTCCCGCGCTGCCTCCAGTGCGCGCAGGGCCTCGGCGCTCGTGGCCGCCGTGAAGACGTACTGGGGCGGGTCGAATTGGGTCATGATGCTTCCTCGCTTCCTTGGTCGGTGGTGCAGAATCAGAGCTGGTCGGGCTCCAGGGACCAGCAGGTGGTGACGGGATTCTGCATCTCCATGCCGGTCGCCTCGTAGAACTGCTCCAGGAGACTCGCGCGCAGTCGGCGGTACTCCCCGATGCGGGACCCGCCGGCGGGGACCTCCAGGATTCCGTCGTCCCCGATTCCGGCCGGGGCCCCGTTGGGGAGGTGGCCGTTCAGGACGAGCACCCAGTGGTACCTCGTCGTCTTGCCGTCCATGCTTCCTCGCTTCCTTGGTCGGTGGTGCCGGGTCAGTCGGTCCGGCCGTAGCGCAGCCGGGTGTTGGGGCGGCGGCCGACGAACTCCTCGACGGCCGTCAGGAACGACGGGTGGGCGGGGGAGCCTCCGGCCCGGAGCGGGCCGTGCACGGGGTGCCCGTGGCCGTCGCAGGCCCCGACGTAGAACAGGCCGCTCTCGAAAGTGATGAACGCGGAACGGACGTCCCCGGTGAGCCACGCGTGCTCGGTCCACAGCGACCACCCGGGCTCCGGCTGGTCGTCGGGCATGGTGACGGCGACCGTTTCGGCGAAGCCGGACCGGCCGACGCGCTCGACCACCGCGCGGCGGCCATCGAACGGCGCGGCGCTCACGGCCGGCCCTCTGTCGCGTTCAGGAAGTCGGCCAGGTCGCGGCGCATCCCGTCCCAGACGGCCAGCATCAGTTCGGCGCCGATACGCCGCTGGACGTCCCCGGCCATCTCGGCCCGCTCCAGCCGAACGCGAATCAGCTCGGTGATGCGGGTCTCGGGCACGCCGTCCCGGCGCAGGCCGGCCAGCATGTTGACGACCCCGTTGAAGCCGACGCCGGACATCTCGCATGCGGCGTCCACGCCGAGCCGGCCGTCGGTGACGTGCCGCAGCAGCACGGCGTCGGCCGCCTCGCGGGCGTGGGTGAGGGCGGGTTGTGCGGTCATGCCTTCCTCGCTTCCTTGGTCGGGGCCGGGTTGCCGGGCAGTGTGCACCCGGTCCGGCGTCTCGCCGAACGGGCCGGTCAGCGGCCCAGGTACGGGCGTGGGTCGTTCAGCTCGGCGTCGGAGAACAGCCAGGCGTCGAAGTCGTCCGGGTCCATGCGCTTCTCCAGCTCGTCCATCAGCCAGCCGCGCGTGACGGCCAGTTCGTCAGTTATCGGCAGGGCTTCGGTGAGCAGCCACGTCGTGGCCAGCTTGCCGTCGCTCAGCCGGCCCACCGCGTCCCGGGCGGCCTGCTCGGACCGTGCAGCCCGCATCCGCAGGGTGTCCGCGTCCATGTCGTTCCCGCTTCCTTGATCTGTTGTGCTGATGAATTAATTAAACCATGAGAGGAGCGACCGCGCAACCCCGGAACGCGGAGAAGCCCCGGATCGGTGAGTCCGGGGCTTCGTTGGGGCGGTGAGACGGGTCAGGCGTCTTCCCGGGTGACGACGGGGACGCCGTCGTGTTCGGCGGCCGTCCACTCGTCGCCGATCTCCAGGTAGGTGTTGTCAGACCCGTTGCACTTGTGGCACAGGGACGCGTGGACGGCCGACTCGGCCAGCCGGGCGATGACGACCGGGTCGGTCTCGTCGGTTTCCACGGTCACGCTGGCGTTGGCCCACGTGGTCACCGGCACGACGTACTTCGGCATGATCGGTTCCTCCTCGGTCTGTCGGGTCAGGCGATCGTCTTGCCGCACTGGTCGCAGACGTACTTGTAGACGCCCATCAGGTCGGCGCGGCGCGTGGGGACCAGGGTCTCCCGCTCCTCCCGGGTACGGGCGCAGGGCTGGCAGAACCAGAAGCTCCCGAGGGTGTACGCGACCACCTCCCTGGACGGGATGGCGCCGGCGACGCGCGCCGCGTTGGCCATGTCGTCGCCCGTCTGCGCGGTGCCGCCGCCGTTGACCAGCAGGTAGAACCGGGCCTCGTCGGCCACGGTCGCGCACGACTTGGTCTCGGCGATCATGAACAGCGCACGGTTGGTGAAGATGCGCTGACCGGCGAGGGTGAGCCCGGTGTACCGGACGTAGGGTCCGTCGTCGGTGTCCTCGGTCGTCTCGACCTGATCGGCGGGGAACCACGACGAGGGGACGGCCAGCTCCCCGTTGAACCATCGGATCGCCGTGGTCAGCCTCTGCTTGCCGTCGATGACCGCCCAGAGCCCCCGGCCCTCGCGGTACGGGTCGTCTCCGGTGGACTGCCGCCACAGCTCGGTACCCCGGTCGGCGAGGATGATGACGCCGGCGGGAAGGCCGCGCAGCCAGGACTCGATGAGCGCGACGCGCTGGTCTTCCGTCCAGACGCTGCCCCGCTGGTACGGCGGGTCCAGCAACGTCTGTCCGTCGAGCACAGTCCGCACGACTTCACGGGCCTGACGGGCGGACGGGTTCAAGCTGTGGTGCTCCAGCGGTGCGGCGGTCTGCCGGGTCATGGTCGGTTCCTCCTTGGTCGGCTGTGATGGATTAACTAAATCATAGACTCGGGTGTGCGCGCAACCCCCGGACGCGCCGGGACCCCGAACCGTAGTCGGTCCGGGGTCCCAGGCGGCGCCGGTCAGTCCTGGCCGACGCCGTCGCGGTCCACGATGCCGACCGGCTCGCCGCCGGTGCGCACCGAGCTGAGGCTGTTGGCGATGTCCATCAGCAGGTCACCGGTGCGGCCGGACTTCTCGTCGGGCTGGGTGTACTCGAACTCGCGGTGGCTGATGGTGCGGATGCCGGCCAGGCGGGCACCGATGCGGCCGATGCGGTCGGTGATCCGGTTCAGCGGGTTGTCGGGGTCGTAGCGGTAGCCGTACCCGGGGGTGTCCAGGTAGTCGGCGATGCCCTTGATCCCGTAGATGCGGTGCTCCATGAACACGCCGGCGTAGTGGCGCAGGATGGCGGCGCAGCGGGCCATCTCGGGGG